GCAATGGTCAGATTACACATCTTCAGACCCAATTGCTGACATTGAAACAGCAAAGGCTGAAATTCTTGGTAACACAGGTATGGAAGCAAACACTCTTGTTCTTGGATACGATGTATTCAAGGCACTCAAGAACCACCCTGACTTGGTAGACCGTATCAAGTACACATCTTCTCAGACAATCACAACTGACATGATTGCGGCAATGTTCGACATTCCTCGCGTCATGGTTGCTAAGGCTGTAAAGGCTACAAACAACGAAGGTGCTACAGAGGCGTACGGCTTTGCTTATGGCAAGGGCGCACTTCTTACCCATGTTGCTCCAAACCCAGGACTACTAACTCCTTCTGCTGGATACACATTCTCATGGACTGGCGTATCAGGCGGACTTGGACAGACAATTGGAACATCACAGTTCCGTATGGAATCAATCAAGGCAGACCGTATCGAAGCAGAAATGGCTTTCGATAACAAGGTAATTGCATCTGACCTTGGTTATTTCTGGAACACAATCGTCGCTTAATTAAGTCGATGAAGGGGGGAGTCTTAATTGGCTCTCCCCTTCTTTCTTAGAAAAGGAAAATAAATGGCAAATCCATTACGCATTACCAAAGGCGAGGCGGCAGTTGGCGCTATGCAAATTGGAACAGGCGATACTGTTTACGGAACAGATGCAGGAACAGTCTCAATTGACCCAGCATCAATCTCAACTGTTAGCCGTTCAGCAACAACTTTCACTCTTACAGGTGCCAAGACTGGCGATGTATTGATTATGAATCCTCCAGCAGATTTGAATGATGACCTTTTGTTTGTTGGTTGCGCCGTAACAGGTGACAACGAAGGAACTGTTTATCTTTATAATCCAACAGGCGGTTCAATCAACGATACTGCTAAGACTTGGACATACTTACGAATTGACTTCAATTCATAATGAAAGCACAAATCCTCAAAACAATGATTTCTGATGGTAAGACACTTCAGCCTGGGGACATTGTTGATGTTTCAGGATGGCGTCATGCTAAGACTCTTGCATCTAATCGCTACATTAAAATAGTTGATGAAACTGCAAAAGTTGAAAAGCCAGTAGTTGAGGCAAAGGTTGAAAAGCCAGCAGTTGAAGCAATCGTCGAAGCACCAGTTGTTGAAGAAAAACCAAAGGTAATCAAGAAAAAAGTTGCAGAATAATCGAAAGGGACGATTCGCTACAATGAGTCGTCCCTTTCCATTCTAAGGAGTTTTTATGTCATTGGCTCATGAAAGAGTTTCTGTAGGCACAACTGCCACACAACTCTCATCAAACTATGCTGGAAAAGATGGTCAGACCGTCTCAGTACAGAATCCATCAGCAAGCGTATCCGTGTACTTAGGTGGAGAAGGCGTAACTACAACAAGTTATGGCTATGTCCTCGGTACCAACTCAGACATGAGTATCGACCTTGCAGATGGAGAAAAACTTTACGGTGTTGTTGCTTCAAGCACACTTACCGTAAATGTCTTGCGCCAAGGAGTTTAATCATGGCGTTGCCAACATCTCTTTCAACAGCCACAATTGTTGGCACCTATGTTGATTTAATTGGCAACCCAGTTCGCGGTTCTTTGACCTTTGCTCCTCAGACAATACTCAAAGAGACAACCCAAAACATGATTATCATGCCAGTTCACATTGTTAAGACTCTTGATGCAACTGGCTCATTTACCATTACTTTGCCAGTCACAAGCGATAGCGATGTTGCTCCACAGCCTTTTATCTACGACATCACCGAAAATTTCACAGGTGGTCGTGAGTTCCAAATTGCCTTGCCTTTATCTGTTGCAGGAACTACCCAAAACCTTGCAGACCTGCTTCCAGCCGTTGATAGCGCTACCGCGGCGTCTTATGTCACTACTGACCAGTATCAGGCTCTATTAGCCCGTTACACCGATGCTGAGGGCATCCGAGTCATTGTTGTAGACGCCGAGGATTATGAGGCTAATGCCTCGGCTTATGCCACAGCCACAACTACAGCGGCTACTGAGATTGCATCCTTCACAGTCAAATCTTTATTCTTGATGGGAGTCTGACATGGCAGAGCCGTATGTACCTATTGCTGACCTGACAACTTACAGCGCCTTAATGACTGAGTTGGAAGTTGCCACAGATGGCGCAGAAACAAATGCAGATGACCTTGCTACAGCAGAGACCTTAGCACTTGCATCAAAAAATACGGCTGAGTCTGCTCTTGCTCAAAAGTTTGATTTATTCTTGTTGGTAGGTGCGTAATGGCTCTTGGCGCAAATCTAACCACGGTTACAATTACTGGCACTTATGTTGATTACGAAGGAACTGCAATTGCAGGTCAGATTCGGTTTAGCACTTCAGATGTTCTACGCAATGGAACAGATGACCAAATGGTTGCTCCATCAACGGTAGTTGTGCCTTTGGTAAGTGGCTCGTTCTCAGTTATTTTGCCAGCAACAAATGACCCTGATGTAGTGCCAAATCCTTTTACCTACTCAGTTGAAGAGTCCTTTGCGGGTGGTCGTTCCTACACAATCAGCATCCCTTATGACACCGTTGGCTCCTTGGATTTAGCAGACATAAGCCCTAATCCAAGTTTAGATACGACCTATGTTCAGTTGATTGACCAAACTACATGGAACACTCTTGAAACTAACATCGATACTTTAGACACTCGTATCAATCAGACAACAGACAAGATTCTTGCTTCAGGCAAGTATTGGTACATCCCATCTCAGTTCGCAACCTATACAGCCCTTGATACGGCTTTTGCTACATACACCGCTCTCACAGCCGCGTCTTACGAATTAGATGGTTCAGACATCGCAACCTTCACATCTTCGGCTCAAGCCTATGCCTCAACAGCATCGACAAGTGCCACCACAGCCACAAATAACGCATCCGCTACAATAAACCCATTGCTTCTCATCGGAGGATAACGCATGGCAACAACCACTACTGCTACAACCTTGTATACCTGCCCGTCTGCAACTCAGACGGTCATCTCAAGTTTGGTAGTAACCAACAGAGGAGCAAGCGCTGGTACCTACCGCATTGCTATCCGCCCTAATGGTGCGACCCTCTCAGCAGAACACTACATTGCTTACGACGCACCAATCGGAGCAAACTCATTTGTGTCGCTAACCCTTGGCTTAACAATAGATGCCTCAGATGTTGTAACAGTTTACGCATCAACAGCAGATTTTTCATTCAACGCTTTCGGAAGTGAGATTGCATAATGGCGATTATTACTAATGCTCAACCTGAAGTAACGGCTACAAATACAGTTACTCTTACAAACAAGACACTAACTGCACCAACAATTTCAGACCCAACCTTTACTGGTACAACGACAAACATCAATACAACAAACCTAGTTGTTGAAGATAAGAACATTGTTATCAACGATGTTACAAGCCCAAGCGATGTAAACGCTGATGGTGGCGGTATCTCGCTTAACGGTACAACTACTAAGTCATTGAACTGGGTGGATGCTACAGATGCTTGGACATCTTCAGAACACCTCAATCTTGCTTCAGGCAAGTCTTATTATGTAAATGGGACTCTTCTCAAGGATGTTGCTGAGGCTTTAACTAATAAGATTCTTGTTTCTCCTGAAGAACGAGCAACTATTACTGCTACTGCGGCTGGTTCAACAGTTCAGTTTGATGCAAAAACTCAAGGTGTTTTGTATTACACATCAAACTCAACAGGCAACTGGACTCTCAATGTGCGCGGAGATGGTTCAACAACATTAAACTCATTGATGACAACAGGAGATGCTCTTACAGTTGTATTCATGGCTACAAACACAACTGCGTATTATGCAAATGCTTTCACAATTGATGGAAGTGCAGTAACTCCTAAGTATCAGAATGGCGTTGCTTTCGCGGCTGGAAATGCAAATGCAATTGACATTTACACATACACAATCTTTAAGACAGCAGATGCTACATTCACAGTTCTAGCAGGTCAGACTAAGTTCGCTTAATAGGAGTCTTTAATGTCACCAATTTTAGGTTCACGCGGTATCAGTCCACGCGGATACGGTTTTGCTGGAGCAGGTAAGCCAAATGCTCCAGTAAGCGTATCCGCAACAGATGTTGGTACTTCACGCGCCTATAACAATGGTGCGGCGTCAGTTTCATTCACTTCAGGTGGAGATAACGGTGCGCCGATTACTTCTTATCAAGTAACTTCAAGTCCTGGAGGATTTACCGCAAGTGGTTCATCTTCTCCATTAACTGTGACTGGTTTGCAATCTGCAACTTCCTATACATTTACTGTAACTGCAACCAACTCAGTTGGTACATCTGATGCTTCAACTGCTTCGTCTGCAATCACAGCAACTACAGTTCCACAGGCTCCAACTATCGGAACTGCTACACAAACTGGTACAACAACAGCGACAGTTGCATTTACGGCTGGTGCAACTGGTGGAAAAACAGTTTCTACTTTTACATCAACATCTTCTCCAAGTTCAATTACATCAACTAATTCAACATCTCCAATCTCTGTTACTGGTTTAACGGCAAGCACTTCTTATACATTCACCGTAACTGCTACTAACGCGAATGGAACATCAAGCGCGTCAAGTGCGTCAAATTCAATTACAACTGCAACACCTGTAAGCACAACTGGTGGAACTAAAACTACGGTTGGTGCATACACAGTTCATACATTTGAAAGCAACGGAAGTTTTGTACAAAGCGGCTCAAGTACAACCTTAGAAGTTCTCCTTGTTGCAGGAGGTGGTGCGGGTAGCGGTACAGGCAATGTTGGTTATGGTGCTGGCACAGGCGGTATTCAAACAGGCGGTGGCGGTGGTGCGGGAGGTATGCGTACTCTCTCATTCAGTAACGCAGTTGGAACTTATGCAATTGTCGTTGGTGCTGGAGGACCCTCACACACGGATGCCGCTCCAACCCGTACAAGCGGAAGCGACTCTACTGCTTTTGGTTATACATCCACAGGCGGTGGTTTTGGAGGAAGCCAAGCATTAGGTACAGGCGGTGCCGCTGGTGGTTCAGGTGGTGGTTCATCTCCTGGAGGTGGAGGAGACGGTGGAGCAGGAAATACACCATCTACATCTCCGTCTCAGGGTAATAATGGTGGCTCTCGTACAGGAAATCAATCTGCTGTTACCCACATGGCTTCTCAAGGTGGCGGTGGAAAAGGTGCTGTTGGAGGTTACGCAGTAGGAACTACTGGTGGTCAAGGCGGTATCGGAGAACAAAACGCATACCGAACTGGCTCAAATGTTTATTATGCAGGTGGTGGTTCAGGCGGAACTGGAGCGGCATCTAACAACTGGGCTGAAGGCTCTACAGCAGGACCTCAAGGTGGAGGCGGCGCTGGCGGTCCAG